CGACAATCTGCCACTTCTGATAGACGCGGCGGTGCAACTGGTGGTGGCTCTGGTGAAAGGCATTGGTCAGGCGCTTCCGCAGCTTATTCCGGCAACCGTTAACGCGATCACAACCATCGTACAGGGATTGATTGATAACCTGCCGATGTTATTGGACGCGGCTTTGCAGTTGATACTCGGATTGGCGCAGGGACTTCTTGATGCCATTCCACAGCTTATCGCGGCGCTTCCGGCGATTATTACCTCATTGGTGGATTTCATCATCGGGGCGATTCCGCAGATTATCGACGCGGGCATACAACTCCTGACCTCACTGGTTACGGCGTTGCCGCAGATCATTGCCGCAATCGTGGCGGCGATCCCGAAGATTATAAGCGGTATTGTGACGGCGCTGATCGATAGCATACCGCAAATTGTACAGGCAGGTATCAACTTGCTGATTGCACTGGTCCGCGACCTTCCGAGGATCATCGTGACCATCGTGGCGGCCATCCCGCAGATCATTTCTTCTATTATAAATGCGATAACCAGCAACCTGCCCAAGATCATCCAAATGGGTGTAACCCTGATCGGACAGCTGGCGGTCGGACTGGTCAAGGCGATCCCCGAACTTATCAAAGCCATCCCGCAGATCATCGCAGCCATCTTAAACGGTTTGGGGAAAGCCGTCACATCTGTCGTGGAGATCGGGAAGAACATCGTGCAGGGACTCTGGAAAGGCATCCAATCCATGGTCAGCTGGATTACCGATAAAATCAAGGGTTTTGTGGGGGGCGTTGTCAGCGGTGTCAAAGGACTGTTGGGTATCCATTCTCCGTCCACCGTCTTTGCGGGCATTGGGGATGACATGGCTCAAGGCATCGGCTCGGGTTTCTACAGGGCGATGGCGAAGGTTGCCGAGGGTATGCAGGAGGCGGTCCCGACAAGTTTCGATGTCAATCCCAACGTAAATGTGAACGGCAGCGGCGGAATCGAAGGGATCGGCAATAACCCGCTGGTAATTGTTCAGCAGATGTTTGTGCGCAGCGAGGACGACATCCGCAGGGTTTCACAGGAGCTATACAATTTGATGCAGACTAGCGCAAGAGCCCAGGGACGTTTCAGTCCGGCTTAAGGGAGGGATCATATGGGCTTGATATTTGGCGGCATTTCGTCGCAAAGCATGAAAATCAAAGCGCGGCTGACAAGCTGGCAAGCGTCTCCCTCCCTGCGCAATTCTTTTGTCACCGTACCCGGCAAGGCAGGTGTGGCCGACTTTGGTTGTGACAGCGCCGAACGGATCGTAACAGTGAGTTGCAGCGTATATCCACAGCGCAGCTTTGCTGATCTGGTGTCGGTGCTGGATGGTATGGCCGAATGGCTCAATCCGGTGAACGGACTCAAACAGCTGGTACTGGACGATGTGCCCGACCGATATTTCATGGCACGGCTTTCTGAGGCAGTAGACTGCGAGCGGCTGTTGCGGTCGGCGGGCACATTCGACCTGCGGTTCGTCTGTCCCGATCCATATGCTTACGCGTTGGAAGATGAAGTATTTACGTTTTCCGCAGCTGGACTTCATGAAGCGGATCGGCAAGTGGGAAACGCAGACTCGGAGCCTGTATATCTTCTCAAGGGTATACTTGCGCCGTCCTCTTCGACTTATATCTCCCTCATTACCAATGGAGAGGAACTGCGCATCATCGGGCCTTTGGCAGAAAACGAGACTCTGGTGATTGATACGGGCTTGGTGACAGCTAAGGTGACGGATTCCAGCGGAAACACCCTGCGAAACGGCCTGCCGTGTTTGCAAGAGCTGAATTTCCCTGTTCTACGCAAGGGCATGAACAATATTGAAATAACTGCCGTGGGCGCAACGTTCACGGAGCTTAAAATACAGGCAAAGAGCCGCTGGAGGTGATAATAGGTGGCGGTCAGATCAATTTTAACCTCACAGGAGGACTTTACCGGTGAATATCCCGTAACAGAGCGCACCTCCGCGCTATGGCGTTTTAATGAAAGCGCTCCGGACAGCAATACGCAGCTCCGGGATTCCTCCGGTCACGGGCGGCATTTTACGATATCGGGCTGGTCGGGCACCACCGCATCCCTTCCAGTGAGCCGGTTTGGGCAATATTTCCGGCAGAACATCAGCAATCCAACCAGCGAAAAAACACATCTTATAGCTGCCAACGACGGCAGCTTTTTTAGTGCGCTGGGAGAAAAAATCGCAGTGGGCGGCTGGATCAACCCAACCACCTACTCGGTCGGACAAACGTATAGTCCAATCTTTAACACCCGGCAAGGTCCCGGCCAGCCGATTTTCTATGTGTCGCTCTTTCAGGGTAGGCCGCGCATGATGCTCTACAACTCGGCGGGAACATTGCTCCTTGATCAGAGCGAAACGCCGAGTTTTTCGATGGTTAATGGCGGCTGGTATTTCATCGCGGCCGTGATTGAGGTAACGGCCAAGACTTCACAGTTTATACTCTGCGACCGGAGCAACGGCGCGGTTTGGATAGCTCCTAAACGTACCTTTACCGGTACGCTTAACCCGACCTGTACAGCGAATATCGTCATGGGCATGCACGCCGATACCTATTATTACGCTGGGGGCTTTGACGATTGGTTCATGGAAACCGATTCGCAGCTGACCATAGACGATTTACGGGATCATTTCAAAATGGCACTGTTAGCCAACGGTGCCGATAGCGCTGCTGCTGTAGATGCTCTGACGGAACCCGGCGCGGTCGTGCTCAAGGCAACAAGTGGTGTTTATCCCACAAACGGTATGCTGTATACCAAGGCGGTGCCCTGTTCTCTATCCGGCAGCGGGCGGGTGGCATTAACCAGCGAATATATTGCGGGCGTCACTTCCATAGCAGAGGTAGAAACGGCCACCTCCGGCGATTTGGAGGAATGGTCTTCGTGGCAGACGGTGGGCAGCGGCGGCGAGCTGCAGTCGCCTAACCGACAATACATCCGGTTCCGGGTGACGCTGGCCACCACCGATACGGCGAGAACGCCGAAGTTGCTGGAAATCCAGCTTCATGATATACCCAAGCCCCCTTATGAGAAGCTGGGCTTTGCCCGGCCCGTAGTGCTGGCCGCAAACGGAGCGTGGGAAGCCGTGCTGGAGAATGCCTTTGATATTATCGTCACCGGCGAGGTCAACGGCGCGGAAGTGCTGGAATTCAAGCTGCCTTGGGGCGACGGCAAACGGGCGGCTTTGGATAACGAAAAATCGGTACAGATCGTAAATGATATCTACCGCATTCGCACTCTCTCCGATGAAAAAAGCACTGACGGATCCACCCTGACCACAGTGTACGCCGAGGCCGCTTTTTATGATCTTGCGTTCAGTGCGGAAAAGCAACCCATCGAATTCAACGCGGATACGCCGGACGTGCCGATGCGATACGCGCTTGAGGGCACCGGCTGGTCGGTGGGCACGGTCAACGTATCCACCCTGCGGACATGGCAGAGCACGGAAAAAAACGCGCTGGCTATCCTGCGGGCAGTACAGAACATCCACGGCGGCGACCTCGTGTTCGACAGCGCCAACCGGCTGGTGCACTTGCTGACCTTCAGCGGTAAGGAAAGCGGCGCGCTGTTCGCGTACCGGAAAAACCTGAACAGCATCAAGCGCGTGGTCGATACCCGCAGCCTTATAACCCGCTTGTTTGCTTATGGCAAGGACAACATGACCTTCGCTTCCATCAACGGCGGCAAAGAATATGTGGAGGACTTCACCTATTCCGGCGAGGTTCGTGTTTCCACTCTCGATTTGTCCAATTTCAGCAACCCATATCAGATGCTGGAGTATACAAGAATGCGGCTGGCCGAGTACGCAAAGCCTCGTGTTTCCTATGTGCTTTCGGCCATGGATTTATCCACTCTTACCGGCTATGAGCACGAAGCTTGGGAGCTTGGCGATATCGTCACGGTGGACGACCGCGACCTGCATTTGACCATCCGGACGCGGATCGTCCGCAGGCAGTACAATTTGCAGGAACCGTGGCAAACCGTGCTGGAGCTATCCAGCAAGCTGCGGGAATTAGGCGATGCGCCGGAAGAAACTATTGCCGACCAATTGGCACAGTCCGATCTTGTGCAGCAAGAAATCCGGGACATGGTGCCCTTTAATCATCTGCGGAATTCCCGCGCGGATGACGGTTTCGCTTACTGGCAGAACTCAGGCTTTGAAGTCGACACCGAGAGTGGTGTAACAGGTACGGCTTCCTTCAAGGCAGTCGGTGTTTCCGGCATGACGAAAAGCATGGCGCAGACGGTCAATCCGGCCTCGCGGCGCAACTATACCATATCGGCGCAGATCGGTTCGGAAAATTTGACAAAAGGTGCGAACGGCCAGGTAGGCATCGAGGTGGTGTTTGAATATGAGGACGGTTCCATCGAAACGCGCTTTATTGATTTGTTCTAAAAGGAGATGGTGGTATGGCCTATTTGCAGCAGATTGCGCGGGACGCTTCGCCAAGAGGTTCTGGCGTCCTGCGCGCCATTACCATCCGGCTCTGCATCACCGACTGTACGGGAACAGTGTACTTTACGGATATCATGCTGCAGGCCGGTTCCATCGCCACCGGCTGGGTCGGTCATGTGGGTGAGATCCAGTGGACGCAGGACGGGTAGGTGATGGCCATGGTGACAAATTTCATTCGGTTTACGGAAACGCTTAAAACCAAGGAAGATATGCGGGTGGTCAGCA